ATGAACATTGCTGCTATCGTTTGCAATGCCCTTCATGGCGACATGGTGGGCAAGGACGCATGCCTTGTTCCCGGTCCCGGTCACGGCAAGACGGATCGTTCGCTGTCGGTCAAGAACGACGCAAGCAACCCCGACGGCTTTATCGTCAATTCGTTCGCCGAAGACGACTCCGCAGCGTGCCGCGACCATGTGCGCCGCGCCGCTGGCCTGCCTGAGTGGAAGCCGACGCGCACAGAGCGCCCTTCTGATCCCGCATTCGTCTATCGTGACGAGCACGGCCAGAACTATCTGCGCGTGACAAAGGTGCACAAGGGCTCAGGCAAGTCTTTCTACCAGCATAGCTGGAACGGTCGCGAGTGGGTGAAGGGCGCGCAGCAGGTGCGCATTCCCTACCGCCTGCCGGAAGTCATCGCGGCGGATACCGTCTATATCGTCGAAGGCGAGAAAGACGCTGATCGCTTGGCCGACCTTGGCCTCGTGGCCACCACGGCACCGGAAGGCGCTGGGAAGTGGCGGTCGGAGCTTAACCAGTGGTTCGCTGGCAAGCATGTCATTATCCTTGCCGACAACGACAAGCCTGGCCGCGAACATGCGGAGCAAGTCGAGGGGGCGCTGCGGGCGATTACCGCTTCCGTTCGATCGGTCCATTTCCCGATGCTCGCCGAGAAGGGCGACGTTTCCGACTTCCTCGACGCCGGCAACGGCAAGGCCGATCTGCTGGCACACATCGCCAGCCAGGCGGCGGCGCAGCCCGAGCCTAAGCGCATCAACGCACGCGAACTGATGAAGATGCAATTCCCGCCGAAGCGCGAAATCATCAAGGGAATCATCCCGGCAGGCTGCATCATCCTCGTGGGTGCACCGAAGGTAGGCAAGTCGTGGTTCGTGCTTCAGGCTGCCACGGCTGTAGCCTCTGGAAGCGATTTCCTCGGCGCACCGACCGAACAAGGCGACGTTCTCTATCTGGCGCTGGAAGACGGCTTTGCGCGTCTGCAATCGCGTCTGTTGATGCAGGCGCAGGGCTGCATTGACGAGATCCCGGAAGGCTTCGACCTTCAGACCGAAATCCCGCTTGCTGACAAGGGGGGCTTGGCTGCAATCGAGGAATGGCTTCAGGAGCATCCGAAAGCGTCAATGGTCATCGTGGACGTGCTGAAGATGTTCAGGGCCACGAGGAGCGCGAAGACGAATCCATATGACCAGGACTATGCCGATATCCGCCCGCTGACCGCACTGGCCAACAAGTACAAGGTGGCGATCGTCGTCGTGCATCACACCAACAAGGGCTCGGCCAACGCAATCGACCCGTTCGACCGCGTGAGCGGAACAGGCGGCATTTCTGGCGCAGCCGACGGAACGCTCATTCTTGCACCTGATGAAGCCGGCACCATCGGCCTGTACGGTCGCGGCCGTGACTTCATGGAATTCGACAAGGCTATCCAGCTTCAGCCAGAGACCTGCACGTGGACCATGGATGCGGACGCCCCAGTTCGCGACAGGAACATGGGTGACGCTGCCAATGCGATCCTGCGGGCGCTGCGGGATGCTGACGAGCCGATGAGCCCGACGCTCATAGCGCAGGCAGCAGACCTAGACCGCGTGACTGTAAGCCAGAAGCTGGCCGCGCTGGAGAAGAAGGGCAGCGTTCGCAAGGCAGGGCGTGGACAGTGGGAACTGGCCGACAAGAGCAAAGTAGTACCCACCACTACTATCACTACTATCGCTACTTTAGTCCGGAGCGCCCATGCAGCCAACACGCCTAGCATACCATCTACTACTATCCCTACTATTGCTAGTTTGAGTGAGGGGGATTGGGATGAAAGTAGTGAAAGTAGCGATAGTAGTGGTGATGCTACTATGGGCGAGGTCGGCAACATGTATGCGCGTATGAAGGCAGGTGCAGCATGACCGCTTGGCCGTATGGAACCCCACAGTGGCGCGGTCTCCGCGCTGCCAAGCTCTCCGCTAATCCTCTCTGCGAAGCGTGTATCCGCAGGGAGGTGGTGGAAGAGGCCAAGGTCGTCGACCATATCGTCGCGATAGCCAAGGGCGGAGACCCATTCCCGCCGCTGTCTGGCCTCATGGCCATGTGCGAGCCATGCCACAACGCGAAGACGAATGCCGTGGACCACCCCAACGCAACGGGCTTCAGGCGCGCGCTGAAGGGCTTCGACGTGGACGGCAACCCGATCGACCCAGAAGGGTGGGCCTTCGCAGGACGGGGCTTGACGGCCGGGGAACCGGCGTTGGGCACGAACGAAGACTTAGTTTTGATTTTGCCTAACCAGGAGGGCGAACAATGGGTCTGAGGGGACCAGGCGCGAAGCCCAAAGGAAAGGCGATTGCCGCCAACGATAACCGCCGCAAAGAGCTTCCATGGGAGGCTGAAGGCCTGTCTCGCCTAGAGCGTGTCATTGCGTTCATGGAAGACATGCCAGTCACACAGGGCAAGCTTGCCGGCACGAAGATGAAGCTGCGGCCATGGCAGATTGAGCAGTTTCTCGAGCCGATTTTCGCGGAAGATGACGAGGGCAAGCGGCGTGTTCGCACGGCTGCCCTCTCGATGGGCCGCAAGAACGGGAAAACCGGCATTTCGGCCGCGCTGGCCCTCTGCTTCCTCGTGGGACCAGAAGCTGAAGACCGTGGCGAGGTCTATTTCGCGGCGATGGACAAAGCACAGGCGGCAAAAGCCTGGGCTGAATGCAAGGCCATGTTGGAAGGACATGCGGAGCTTTCGCAGCGCGTCAACATCATCCGGTTCTCAAAGGAAATTGAAGTGCTCGAAGGGCAGGGCAAGGGCTCGGTCCTGAAGGCATTGTCAGCCGACGCGGATTCAAAGCTGGGCCTGTCGCCTTCGTTCGTTCTCTGCGATGAAATCGGATATTGGCCGAAGCGCGATCTGTTCGACGCGATGGACTCCGCCCTCGGCGCGCGTGACGAGCCGCTGATCGTTGCCATCTCGACGCAGGCGAAGGACGACACCCATTTCTTCTCCGAGATGATCGATTACGGTCTCAAAATCAAAGCCGGCGAAGTCGAGGACGAATCCTTCCATCTCGCCATGTTCGCGGCCGGCATGACGGACGATCCATGGGACCCGGCAACGTGGGCAAAGGCAAATCCTGCGCTCGGCGATTTCCTGTCCCTTGAGCAGGTCGAGCGCATGGCCATGCAGGCGCAGCGCATCCCGTCGAAGGAAGCGGATTTCCGCAATAAGGTCTTAAACCAGCGGATTGACGGCACAGTGCGGTTTATCGCGGCAAGGGAGTGGAACGACTGCAACCTTGGCCCGATCGATGACAAGGAACTGGAAGGGCGCGAGTGTTTCGGGGCTTTGGACTTATCGGCCGCGCGGGACTTGACTTGCTTCCTTCTCGTGTTTCCCGAAGAGGATGGCCGCTACACGGTCCTGCCGCGGTTCTTCCTGCCGGAGTTCGATATCGAGGGAAAGAGCGACACTGATCGCGTTCCGTACAACGTCTGGGCAAAACAGGCAGACGCGCGGCTGACGTTGCTTCCCGGCAAGGTGATCGATCCCGGCCTCGTGGCCGAGCACATTGCCGACGAGGCAGGGCGCTTCGACATCAAGGCAATCGCTTACGATAGGTGGCGGATTGAAGACCTGAAACGCGAGCTCGAAAAGCTATCCGTCGAGTTGCCACTCGTGCCGTTCGGCCAAGGCTACCGCGACATGTCGCCGGCCGTTGACGTTCTGGAGGTGAGTGTGGCGCAACAGAAGCTCAATCATGCCGGAAATCAGTTGATGCGTATGTGCGCAGCGAATGCCGTTGTGACGGTTGATCCGGCCGGCGCGCGCAAACTTGACAAGAGCAAGGCAGCGGGGCGCATTGACGGACTTGTGGCGCTCGCCATGGCTCTTAAAACTGCGCAGGGCCACGAGGAAGAGGGGCTGCCGGCGTGTCTGCTGGCGGCATAACAGGAGATGGGAATGGACCCGAACGAACTACTAACCCGCCTAAAAATCAGGCGGTCTATCGTAATTTCTGAAATGCTAAAGAGCGAAGAAAGCGATGAGTCGATAGCTAAACTCAGCTCTATTCAGGGGGCTATCACTGCAGTTGAAGCCCGCGTCGCAGAACATCCGGATCCAGTAGAGTCGCCGTGGAACGATCCGGACTTTAGGCTCAAGTGAGGACAAGATGAGCAGGACGCAGTTCTTCAAACGTGTAAAGGGGCACGTCAGCCAATACGAGGACTGGTATTACCTCGTGGAAGAAGACGATGGCAAAAAGTACGTGGAGCACGAGTGGGACCACGTCACCGTCAATGGGCTTTCTCAGAATGTCGGGACCAAGCGTTATACGGTCGAAGAGTTTCTGGGAGGCGACCATTTCACCGGCGCCCAGGTTGCTTTGCAAAAGCTACTAGGCTGACTGTTGCGCAACCGCCACACCCTGCCGCTACTTGCTGGCGGCGGGGCAATTATTTTCCGCGAAAAGTGGGGTAAAACGGCTTCTCATGGGGTGTATAGGTGAGAGGGCAGTCTCATAGAGTCCCATAGAGCATGCTCTGATCGCTCTGAAAGTGACTAGGAGTAGGGAGGAAATATTCCTGAGCAGGAATAGCCCCCTCATGGCCTCCATATCCGTTGACAAATTTGTAGAACTTAACAAATTTGTCAAGAAATCAAAGACTTAGATCATTTTCTAGCTTGACGTTGTGTGCGTGGTTTGCTTATCTGTGCGCACAACGGATGAGGGCGATCAAAATGGAATTCGCAATCGGGCAGTGTGTAAATCATAGATGGGGCCGCATGCCATCGATCGTAGTAGGACGGACAATGACCGTCAGAGGCAGAGAGCAATATTGCATCAGGACGATCGAGCTCAGCGAGCATCGCTTCCACTGGATGCTAGGTGACGTGCTGGTGCCGATGACAGGCGGCGAGGCCGAGTGCAAGGGCTGCCGCCGCAGTAAGGTTTGCCCTCTCGTGGCCGCATAACAAGATTGCCCTCGTATCGGTCTGAGCTTCTACCTCAGTAGCCGTAGAGGATTGACGCAGGTTCGACTCCTGCCGAGGGCGCCAAACAATGGATGGGAGGGCACCACCTTAGCGGGCCTCACCAACCCGACCGACCATCCAGGCCGCTCCCGCGAGTACCAACGCAGGAGCGGCCAAAGCTTTTTTGCATACTAGATATTGACGCTTGCTGGCGTTTCCCGGTTAATGGACTATATGTAGTTTCGGGGAAGCGCGGCATACACATTTTTATCTATGTGTCAAGATAGTTCTTGACAAAAATGTAAAATCACGCTATACTTGCAAAATAGGCCGAAGAGCGATTCGGCCATGAGGTACACCGCCGGCAAAGACCGGCAACGGGGAACGCGCCGAAAGGCGAAAACAGGGAAAGCGCCTACGTGGCTGCTACTACTGAGGGGAATACAATCTGAAGATTCTAGCCTGGCGCTGCATAGCGACCGGGCTTTTCGTGTTTCCGCAGCGATGCGGGAAACCTCGCCGATTGGCGGGAAAAGCAAAGGCCGGCACCACGCCTAGGAACGTTAACCGGCCTCACTCAACTGTCTTGAAAGGACAACATCCGAATGAACGTACATCACATGCAAGAACAGCGCGCCGCGAAAATCGCAGAGATGAAGGCTGCTGTCAATAACCCTGAAGCCTTCGACAAGCTGGAAGGCGAAGTCCGCGCACTCGATAAGCAGATCAAGCAGGCTGCGACCCTGGCCGAATTCGAACGCCAGGCTGAAGCCCAGCCGGATGCTTCGCAGGAACGCGAACTGCGCAACTACTCCGTCGCAAAGGCGATCCGCGAGAGCAACGGTGATAATTTGACTGGCGTCGAGCGCGAAATGCACGACGACCTGTCGAAGGGCCGTGAGGTTAGGGGAGTTATGGTTCCGACCTCCATGATCCTCGGCGAAACGCGCGCCATGCTTACCAGCGGCTCGGCTGGCAATACGGTCGCTACCAACCTTGGCGGTCTGATCGATCGTCTTCGCCCGACACTGACCGTCCAGCAGCTTGGCGCCACCGTCATTTCCGGCCTCGTGGGCAACCTTGATTTGCCGCGTCTCGTGAGCGGTCCAGGAGCCTTCTGGATTTCCGAGGACGGCGCGACCACGGCAAGCGATTCTGTGTTCGACAAGGTCAGCATGTCGCCGCGCACGGTGAGCGGCGAAATGTACTTGTCGCGCCGTCTCACGCTCATGAACTCGGTTGCGCTGGAAGATGTCCTGCGGCGCGATCTCGCGTTCGTGCTGGCTCAGGCGCTCGACTCCGCTGCGATCAAGGGCAACGGTTCTGCGGCCGAACCGGATGGCATCATGACGGTCATTACTGAGAACGCGACGGCGGAAACCGCAATCACCGACATTGCGGCCGACCTAATCGCTGCGCTCGAAATCGATGACGTCATGGGTACTGGCGCGTTCCTCACCAATCCGAAGCTTATGGCGATCGTCCGCAAGCTCAAGGATGTTGATGACCACAACATTGCCGCGAGCGAAATCTTCCACCAGAAGCCCGTCACTTCCACCAATCAGGTTCCGACCGTCACCGGCACGCCCGACAAGCAACCGCTGATTTACGGCAACTTTGACAATCTGCTTGTTGGTTATTGGAGCGGTATCGACCTTTTGACGAACCCATACAAGGACGCGTCGAAAGCGGGACTCTGGCTTCATGCATTTTTGGACGCTGACATTGCTGTGAGGCATCCTGAAGCGTTCGCCTGGAAGGCCATCTGACGATGGAGGCCGTCAGTCTCGCAGACGCCAAGGCGCATCTAAGGATCAGCTTCACGGCTGATGATGCGTACATCACCGGCATCGTCGAGGCGGCAGAGGATTACGTGGAATCGGTGGGGGTGGCTTTTGCCACTCCCATTCAACCCGCCGTCCGTCACGCCGTCCTGCTGATCGTCTCCCATTTCTACAACAATCGCGAAGCCGTCACCGTCGAGGCAATCAATGCCATGCCGTTCGGCGTCAATGCGCTCCTCCAGCCGTATCGGGAACAAACACTATGACCGTTGAAAAACGCATCGCGACCGAAGTTCGCGCGGAAGGCCGCAAGCTGACTGGCTACGCGGCGACCTTCAATCAAGAGACGCGTATCTCCGACTTTCGCGAGAAGATCGCACCAGGCGCATTCGCCGCCTCTCTGCGCTCCAATCCGGATATCCTTGCCCTCGTGGATCACGATCCTTCGCGAGTTCTGGCGAGGACGAAGAGCGGCACGTTGCGCCTATCCGAAGACGAGCGAGGGCTCAAATTTGAGATCGACATCCCCGAAACGAGTGCAGGTCGTGACGTGCTTGCGCTGGCCATGAGGGGCGACCTGGGCGGGATGAGCTTCGGCTTCACCGTTCCAGATGGTGGCGATTCCTGGCAGGGCGATAAGCGAGAACTGCGCTCTGTAACGCTCCATGAAATATCGGTCGTTCAGAGTTTCCCTGCCTATGGTGGGACCAGCGTACAAGCTCGCTCGCGTCAGCAGCGCAGCGAAGCCGATCGTCGTCTAGCAGTTCTGGAATTGGAGGCGCAGCATGTGGCCCTTTAAGCGCGCTGAGACCCGCATCGCTACCTCGGATCCATATTTGGGCGAGTTTCTGGGCGCGCGTTGGACGGCTCGAGCCGACATCGAGAAGGCTTCGGGCCTTGCTGTTGCGCATAGGGCCGTTCAGACGATCGCCGAGAACCTAGCCGCAATGCCTTTGCGCGTCTTCCGCGAAGCTGCGAACGACGACCGGCAAGCCGCTAAAGAACACCCGCTGTACGCCGTTCTGCACGATAACTTCAACGATCGGCTTACGGCCTTCGAAGGTCGCGAATGGCTGGCCGCAAGCTTGCTGACCCATGGCAACGGCTACGCCAAGATTGAGCGGAACGGTCGCGGACAGGTTACCGCCTTGCACCCGCTCGTAGCCGGCTCGGTAACGGTCGAAGTGCTCAAGTCTGGCCGTCTGCGATACAAGAACGCTCTGCCCGACGGCGGCACGGAAACGCTGTTGCAGGATGAGATTTTGCATCTGCGCTACAGAACTGCAGACGGCGTCCTAGGTATGTCGCCTATCCAAATCGCAGCATCAACGTTCGGCCTTGCGGTTGCTCAACAGGATCAGGCAGGCGCGGCGGCTGAGAACGCCTTCCGCCCTGCTGGCGCGTTGATTTTTCCCGACAAGCTCGGCGGAGCGGCAGGGAAGGAAAGCGTCATCGCCAGGTTCAGGGAACGTTTTATTGGTGCTCTGAAAGCAAATGAGGTGATGGTTCTGGACGGTGGCGCGAAGTTCGAGACCTTCCAATTTTCCGCGAAGGACAGCGAGTTTCTGGAATCCCGCAAGCTTTCGAACCTCGACATTGCCCGCGTGTTCGGCGTACCGCCTTCGATTGTCGGCATCACCGACAACAGCACCTACAGCAATGCTGAGGCGGAGAGCCGCGCGCTGGTTATTCGCTGCCTGGCACCGATGGCCAAGCGTATTGAGCAAAGCCTGAATTCGGCCCTGCTATCGCCAGAGGCCCGCAAATCGTTCCTAATCGAGCACGACATGAGCGGGCTCCTCAGAGGTGATCTGGTGACGCGTTATAACGCCTATCGGATCGGTCGCGAAGGCGGCTGGCTAACCGTCAACCAAATCCGCAAGTTCGAGAATATGTCGAACATCGGAACGGAAGGCGACTCCCTCGTCCAGCCGCTCAATATGGGCGCTCTTGGCGCCGCGAACGACAATCGCGCGAAGATCGATGAGGACGCGGCATGACCGGCAGCGGAGACCTGCGAGAGGTCATCGAAATGCAAACCCGCGAGTTGATCGATGACGGCGCCGGAAATGAGCAGGCTGGACCATGGGAAACGGTTTGGTCTGCACCGGCCCGCATCCACATCCTGCGTGGCACCGAGGCGGTCATGGCAGGCCGTCTCGCCGGCAAGCAGACCATAGCAATCACGATCAGGTGGCAGCCAGAGGTTGCCACCCTTGACACCACCTGGCGAGCCATCAACGGCCGAACCGGCGATGAATTCAACATTCGATCTATCGAGCCTGACGAGCGCAAAGCCTTCGTCAATCTGCTGGTAGAAAAGGGAGTCGCGACATGAAAATCGAAGTACACGCAATCAACGTTCTGCGAAGCGTCAACTGGGATCGCCATTTCGCTATCCTTGCGTTTGGCGACATCGCTCTGCCGGAGATCCAGACGACGATCCGGGGCTGCGCGCTGGCCAAGAACGGGAAAGACTTCATAGCCTTGCCGCCTAAAACCACGAACAGCAAGGACACGGCAGCGGTGCAGTGGAATATCCGTGGCGACTTCGCCTGGGCAGTTCGTGACGCCCTCATGGACGCCTACAAGCGCATGGGTGGGGAAGAGCCGCCTCCACTTACGGAAGCGCAGCAGAACGGCATCAACGCCGCTCGCCGGTATGCTGAGAAGACGAAAGCAGGCTCGGCCGATAACGACAACGATGATTCCGGCGTGTTGCGGACCATCCGTATCGAGCACGAGGAGGCAGAACGTGCCTGCGGTTGATTTTACCCCTCGTGGCCTCCGTCGCGAAGATGCGGCGCGCTACATCGGCATCAGCCCAACCCTGTTTGATCGGATGAGGAAGGAGGGGCGGATTCCCGCTCCTCGCGATATGTTCGGCGTCATGATCTGGGACCGGCAGGATCTGGATTCCCTTTTCACCAGGCCGTCATATAGTGCGGCAAATGACAACAATGGATCTGGCTATTGGGACAAGGTTTGCGGCTTCGAAAACCCAAGTATGTGAACGTCTACAAGGACCGACACGACAAGCAGCGTATCTACTACAGGGAGCCGGGAAAGCCGCAGGTGGCTTTACCTGGCCCTCTGTATTCGGAAGAGTTCTGGACGGCATATCACAAGGCCAAGGCGGCTGAACCGGTATCGGCAGGAAAGGCACCCGTCGCCGGATCGATGGGCGCTGCGATACAGGGCTACTACAAGTCAGCCGAGTTCGCCCAACTGGCAGCATCGAGCAAGCAGGTCTACCGCCGCATCCTTGATGCGTTCGCGAAAGTGCATGGTCATGCTCCGATTGCCGGCCTTCAGACGAAGCACATCAACGGGCTGATCGATGCGAAGGCGGAAACGCCGGCGGCCGCGAACATTCTTCGGAAGAGGCTGTCATCGGTTTTCGAATATGCCAAGTCTGTCGGAATGATCCAGGTGAACCCTGCGAAGGAAGCCAAGCGGATCAAAACGAAGTCAAAGGGCTACCGAACTTGGACGGAGGCAGACATCGCCGCATATCGCGACCAGTGGGGCGAGGGCACACCCGAGCGCATCGCTATGGAGGTGCTTCTGCACACTGGCCTTCGTCGGTCTGACGCGGTTCGCCTTGGCTGGCAGCACCTAGTTGACGATACCTTCGTCATCTGGACGAAAAAGTCGCAAGAAATCGTGGAGCTCCATATCCCGATTCATCGCGACCTCGGCTTTATCCTCGATCTGCCACGAGGGAAAGAGACGTTCATTTCGACCGTGTACGGCAAGGCACGATCGGAAAAGAGCTTCACCAACTGGATTCGCGAGGCTGCGCACAAGGCTGGCCTGCCTTCGAATTCTTCCCCTCACGGACTTCGCAAGGCAGCCTGCCGGCGCCTAGCAGAGTCCGGATGCACGGCCCTGGAAATCATGTCGATAACGGGGCATCGCGATATCAAGGAGATTGAGCGCTACACGAAAGCAGCGGAAATGAAGCGATTGTCGCGGGCTGCTATGGCCAAATCGGAGCAATCGTTTATCATCAAATTGCCTAACCCGAATGACGGGTTAGTGGAATCCAAGTCTTAA